CTCGAGCTGGCCCGCGAGGTGGTGCGGGCCGCGGATCGCGATGCGGGTCCTTCCTCGTAACTCCCACGGATCGGGGCCCTGCGATCCGCCAGGATTTTCCACAATCTTTCTTTCCCAAACCGCCCGGAGGCCGACCCCGTGAAAATCCGCGACCGAATCCGCGAACTGCGGCGCGTGCCTGCGTCGGAACTGCGGCCGAACCCGAAGAACTGGCGCACGCACCCGCAGGCCCAGGCCGACGCCCTGCGTGGCGTCCTCGCCGAGGTCGGCATCGCGGACGCGGTCCTCGCCCGCGAACTCGAGGACGGGACGTTGATGCTGATCGACGGTCACCTTCGGACGGAGACCATGCCGGCCGAGACCATCCCAGTGCTCGTGCTCGACGTGAACGAGGCCGAGGCCGACAAGATCCTCGCCACGCTGGACCCGCTCGCGGCGATGGCGGAGGCCGACGCCGTGAAGCTCGACGCGATCCTTCGAGACGTGGACACCGGGAGCGAGGCGTTGCAGAAGATGCTCGCCGAGGTGGCCGAGGATGCGGGCCTGTACCAGGACGAGACGAAGGATGTCGTCGAGGACGAGGTGCCCGATCCGCCGGCCGAGCCGATCACTAAGGCTGGTGACCTGTGGATGCTCGGGGATCACCAGCTGCTCTGTGGCGACTCGACGAAGGCCGAGGATGTGGAGCGGCTGATGAACGGCGGCAGGATCAACCTGGCTTTCACTTCCCCGCCATACGCGAGCCAAAGGAAATACGACGAGTCGTCGGGATTCAAGCCAATCCCTCCAGAGGAGTTCGTCGATTGGTTCGAGCCCATCGCTAGGAACGTCAGGGATCACTTGGCGTCTGACGGCTCTTGGTTCGTGAACATCAAGGAAGCGGCGGACGAAGGGCAGAAACTGGACTACGTCAAGCGATTGGTTCTACAGCACAAGGACGCGTGGGGCTGGTTATGGATTGAAGAATACTGCTGGCCTCGACCAGCGCTTCCTCTGGACCCGAAGACCTCCAGAAGATTCAAGAACGGCTGGGAATCTGTTTATCACTTCGCAACGCAAACATCATTCGTCTTCAGGCCGGACGATGTGAGGCACGAAAGCGACGGATGTTTTACGTACAAGGACCAGAAAGCAGCAGGAAAACAAATCTGCGATGGCGGTCAAGGAGTCGGTGGAGGGGCCATGTCGCCAGTGAATCAGTTCACTGGTCTCGCTTACCCAAGCAATATGCTTCCCAACTTCGGCGGCGCGAAAGTGGTAGGCCACTCTGCTGCTTTTCCTGTTGGATTGCCTGCGTTCTTTATCAAAGCATTCAGTGAAGATGCGGCCAACGTCTACGAACCCTTCTGCGGCTCCGGCACGACCCTGATCGCCGCAGAGCAACTGGGCCGCAAGTGCTACGGCATGGAAATCAGCCCGGCCTACTGTGACGTGATCGTGAAGCGGTGGGAGACGCTCACCGGCAAGAAGGCAACAAGGGAGAAGCCGAAGAAGGCGTAACGCATGGCGGACCGCCGCAAGGAAGTCGCGGAGGCGAAGAAGAGACTCCGGTCGCAGCTCAAGGCGCTCCAGGAGATCGAGAAGCGCGCGTCCGGTCCGCAGCGCTCCGGATACGAATCGCACAAGGAGCGTGCGGCGGCCCGGCAGGCCGAACTCTCCGAGAGCGGCCGCGACATCGGCGACCTGCCGCCCGTGGCAGATCCGGCTCGCAAGGCTGCCGCGGCGATGTCCTTCAAGGCGTGGTGCGAGTCGTACTTCCCGGCGACATTCTCGCTGGCGTGGTCGGATGACCACCTGACGGCCATCGCGAAGATCGAGGCGGCGGTCCTCCGCGGCGAGTTGTTCGCGTTCGCCATGCCCCGCGGCAGCGGCAAGACGAGCCTCGTCGAAGCTGCCGCGATGTGGGGAATCTTCAACGGGCACCGGGACTTCGTCGCGATCATCGGCTCCGACGAGGACGCGGCGTCGTCGATGCTGGACTCGATCAAGGTCGAGTGCGAGAGCAACGAGACGCTCCTGGAGGATTACCCGGAGGTGGTCTACCCGATCGCGAAGCTCGAGCTGATCAACAACCGGGCCCGCGGACAGCTCTACCGCGGGAAGCCGACGCGAATCGAGTGGACGGCCGAGGAGATCCATTTCCCGACGATCCCCGGGTCGGCTGCTTCCGGTGCCGTGGTGAAGGTCTCCGGCATCACGGGCCGCATCCGCGGAATGAGCGTCAAGCGGGCCGGCGACGGCAAGAAGGCGCGCCCGTCGCTGGTGCTCATCGACGACCCGCAGAGCGACGAATCAGCCAACTCGCCATCGCAGGTCGCCACCCGCGAGAAGGTGATGTCCGGCGCCATCCTTGGCCTCGCCGGCCCTGGCCGGAAGATCGCCGGCCTCTGCACCGTCACGGTGATCCGCACCGACGACCTGGCGGACCGGCTGCTCGACCGGACGCGACATCCGGCGTGGCAGGGCGAGCGGACGCGGCTGGTGTACGAGTGGCCCGACGCGGAGGATCTATGGTCGCAGTACGCAGAGATGCGGCGCGAGGGGCAACGCTCGGGCGACGGTACGGGGAAGGCGGACGCCTTCTACGCCGAGCGGCAGTCCGACATGGATCGTGGCGCCCGCGTGGCGTGGCCGGCACGCAAGGCCCACGACGAGCTGTCCGCGATCCAGCACGCGTGGAACCTCCGCATCGACCGCGGCGAATCGGCGTTCAACGCCGAGTTCCAGAACGAGCCGCTCGCGGACGACATCGCGACGGACAAGCTCGACCGTCGGCAGCTCGCGCTTCGCGTCACCAACGTTCCGCGTGGCATCGTGCCGCACGGCCATTCCACGCTGACGGCGTTCGTGGACGTGCAGGATCGTCTCCTCTACTGGCTCGTGGCCTCGTGGTCTCCATCGTTCGGCGGGCATGTCGTGGCCTACGGCGCGTACCCTGACCAGGGCTCCAGCCATTTCGAGGCCGGCACGGCGAAGAAGACGCTCTCGCACGCCGCCGGCGGCGCCGGCTTCGAGGCGGCGCTGCGTGCGGGCCTCGACGCCACGATGCAGCAACTCCTCTCGCGCGAATGGAAGCGCGAGGACGGCGTGCCGATGCGAATCTCGCAGGTGCTCGTCGACTCGAACTGGGGCCAATCGACGCAGGTGGTAAGGAACTTCTGCCGGGCGACGCCCTTCGCGGCGACGATCCTCCCGAGCCGCGGTAAGGGCATCGGTGCTGCCGGGACGCCGATGGGTCCGCGTCGCAACCGCGGCGACCGCGCGGGTCTCAACTGGGTCGTCGGACGGACGGCCGACGGCGTGCAGATGGAGTGCTCGTACGACACGAACTTCTGGAAGACGTTCTCGTCGGCGCGCCTCCGTCTGGGCCTGGGCGACCCGGAGGCGATCCTGCTCCACGCCGGGCACCACGACCTCCTCCTTGAGCATCTGACGAGCGAGTACCCGGTCCGCGTCGAGGCCCGTGGCCGGACGGTGGATGAATGGAAGCAGACGCCCCGCGAAAACCACTGGTGGGACTGTCTCGTCGGCGCTGCGGTGGCGGCGAGCGTCGTCGGTCTCCAGCCGGCCGGCGGTGAGGCCGGCACCCGGCCGCGGAAGAAGGTGTCGATCCCGACCGGGCCGGACGGGAAGCGCGTCATCGTCACGCGCCGCGCGAAGTAACAGCCACACCCCCTCTGGGTTTGTCGTTTCCTCCCGCACCGTGGAGGGCATGAGCGACGACGTGGCCAACAAGATCGAGAGCAGCGCCCAGGGCCCCCGGCGCGTCCGCACGGACGCCGGCGAGGTGGAGGCGCACCCGCTCCTGGACCAGATCGAGGCCGACAAGTATCTCGCGGCCAGGGCTGCCGTGTCGGGCGGCAACACCCACCGCGGGCTGCGGTTCAACGTACTCAAGCCTCCGGGGACGGTCTGAATGGCGAAGCGTGCCGCACCGAAGGCGCGGACCGACCGCAAGGCGGCTCCGTCCCGTCGTGCGCCGCGGCGCGTCGAGGTGGTCAAGCAGGTCGCCCGGGTCCGCGGCCGGTTCGACGCGGCCCAGTCGGCGGACGACTCGCGGCACTGGGCGAATGCCGACTACCTGTCCGCCGACGCCGCGCTGACGCCGGAGGTGCGCCGGATCATCCGCGCCCGGGCGCGGTACGAACGCGCGAACTCGGCCTACGTGCACGGGATCTGCACGACGAAGAGCAACGACCTCATCGGCACGGGCCCGAAGCTCCAACTGACCAGCGGCGACGCCGCGGCCGATCGTGCGATCGCCCGTGCGTGGTACGACTGGTCGTGGTCCGTGAACCTGCCCGACAAGCTCCGCGTGGCCGCGGAGGCGAAGATCGTCGATGGCGAGGCGTTCGCGGTCTTCTTCACCAACCGCCGGCTCGACCCGCGGGGCGTGCAGCTCGACCTCCGCCTCGTGGAGGCGGACATGGTTGCGTCGCCGTCGATGACATATCTCAAGGATGTGTCGCCCGACGGTTCGCTCGTCGATGGGATCGAGTTCGACGCCGACGGCAACATCGCGGCCTACCACGTGCTGCGGACGCATCCCGGGGCGAACCACTCGCTCGGATCGTGGACGGCGGACCGCGTCGATGCCGACCGCGTGCTGCACTGGTTCCGGGCGACGCGGCCCGGGCAACACCGCGGTCTGTCCGAGCTGGCCTCCTGCCTGCGGCTCTGCGCTGACCTCCGTCGGTACACGTCGGCCGTGATCCGGGCCGCGGAGATCGCCGCCGACCTCGCCGCGTTCGTCCACAGCAACTCTCCGGCGGCGCTGGTTGACGAGGTGGACCCCTTCGCCGCGATCGAGATCGAGAAGGGCACGCTGACGACGCTGCCCGAAGGCTGGGACGTGTCGCAGCTCAAGGCGGAGCAGCCGACGAACACGCACCAGGCGTTCACGCGGACGATCCTCGGCGAGGTGGCGCGGGGCGTGAACCTGCCGTACCACAAGGCCGCGTTCGACGCCTCGTCCTACAACTACTCGTCCGCGCGTCTCGACGCGAACCTGCACGAGCAGAACGTCCGCGTCGAGCGTGACGAGCTGGAGCGGGCCTGGATTGATCGCATCTTCCGGGCGTGGCTCGACGAAGCCTTGCTCCTCCCCGACCTCGTGCCCCCGGACCTCGCGCGTCCGTTCTCCTGGACGTGGACGTGGCGGTGGGACGGTCACGACGGCGTCGATCCGGTCAAGGAGGCCAACGCCGCCGAGACGCGGCTGGCCACGCTCACGACGACGCTCGCCGCCGAGTACGGCCGGCAGGGGAAGGACTGGGAGGTCGAGCTGCGGCAGATCGCCGCCGAGCGGCAGCTCATGGAGCAGCTCGGCCTGTCGATCGGCGAACGGCCCGCGCAGGTCGTCGTCCCCGGGCTCGAACAGGCCCAAGCCGCCGCGGAGGCCGACGCATGAGCAACCTCTCGATCCGTGCCGACGTGCAGTTCCTCCGGGCCGACGCCGGCGAGGGCGAGTCGCTCTCGACGCCTCGCACGCCGCGGTTCCGCATGGACGCCTACACCGGCGGGGCGATCCGCCAGGCGTGGTCGCGCGAGCCGGTCGTGATCGACCTCGCCGGGATGCGTGTCCCGGACGCGGTGCCGATCGTGTTCGGCCACGACTACGACCTCGAAAGCGTCCTCGGCCAGGGGACTGCGGTGGCCACGAACGGCTCGCTCGTCCTCGACGGCGCGATCCTCGCCGAGAGCGAGGCCGCGTCGCAGGTCGTGAAGCTCGGCGACAAGGGCTACCGCTGGCAGGCCAGCATCGGCGCCGACGTGGACGAGCAGCGGCTCGTCGATGGCGGAGAGGCCGTCACCGTCAACGGGCAGACCTTCTCCGGTCCTGTCCGGATCGTATCGCGCTCCACGCTGCGGGAGTGCTCGTTTGTCACCCTTGGGGCCGACGCAGCGACGGCCGTCCAGATCACCGCGAAAGCGGGGGAGAGTCCCATGCAGGACGATCAGATGAAGGCCGAGGACGGCATGCCGACCGGCCCCGAGATGTCGCAGGAGAACGGCGGACCCACGGGTCCGAGCGACATGGCCTCGGCGTCGCCGAAAGTCGACATCGCCGCCGTGCGTGCCGAGGTCGTGGCCGACGTTACCCGCGAGGTGAAGGCGGCGGTCCTGGGCGACCTCCGCGCCGCCCGCGGTCCGGCGATCCACGCCAGCAAGCCGGCGGTGGACGAGGAGCATGTCCAGATCGCCGCTATGCAGATCGTCGGCGGTCTCGGGAAGGAGGTCGAGAAGCAGTTCGGGGATTCGCCGCTGGTCGAGGCCGCCCACAAGCGGTCCCGGTCCATCGGCCTCCAGGAAGTGCTCGTCTCGGCGGCCCGCAAGGGCGGCTACGACGGTCCGGCGAAGGTCACCGCGAGCAACCTGCGGCCGATCCTCCTCGCGGCGTTCGCGACGCACTCGATCAGCAACGTGCTCGCCGCGACCTACAGCAAGTACCTGCTGGCGGGCTTCGAGGCGGTGGAGTCGACCTGGGAGGCGATCTCCTCGGTTCGCCCCCTGAGCGACTTCAAGACCGTGACCGGGGTGAGGTTGGACGGGGGCTTCGTCTTCGACGAGGTGGGATCGGACGGCAAGCTCAAGTCCGCGGACGCGAGCGATGCCACTCGCACCCTCACGGCGAAGACCTACGGGCGGATGTCGTCCATCACCCGGCAGGACATCGTGAACGACGACCTCGGGGCTCTGACGGCGGTTCCCCGCCGGCTGGGCCGCGGAGCGGCGCTGAAGTTCAACAGCGTCTTCTGGACCGAGTTCCAGTCGTCCAACGACAGCTACTACCGTGGTGCGTCGGCCGCCGGCGGGAACGCTCTCGCGATCGGCTCGCTGGAGGCGGCCTACACGGCCTACGGCCAGCTCACCGATCCCGACGGCAATCCGCTCGGAGTGACGCCCTCGATGCTGCTCGTGCCGAAGGGGCTGGCGATCACGGCGCGGAAGCTCAACAGCTCCGCGAACATGATCGTCTCGAGCCTCGGCAGCACGTCGAGCCGGGTGGTCGAGCCGCAGGCGAACGTGATGGCCGGACTTCTCGACCCCGTCGAGTCGTCCTACCTCACCACGGCTGCGACGGCGGCGAACTCGGTGTGGTGGCTGGTCGCGAATCCCAACGACATCCCCGCGATGGAGGTGGGCTTCCTGAACGGCCAGCGGCAGCCGACGGTCGAGTCCGCGGACGCGGACTTCGATACGCTCGGGATCCAGGTCCGCGGGTACTTCGACTTCGGCGTGAGCAAGGGCGAGCCCCGCGCCTGCTACCGCATGGCGACCGCCTGACCGGCGCCGACGTAAACCGTGCCCGGCGGCGGGGAGCCCAATCCCCGCCGCCGGGATGACGATTCTCCCACACACCCTTCCTGGAGATTCGAGAA